CTTGTTAATGCCCCGCCTTTTGCTTTTTTGACTTGGGGTTGTCCGTAAGGTGTGCCAGGCGCGCCATATGGCATTGAACCACCGCCATAAAGTGGACGATTAAAGATGCTTTTAGCGACCTTAAAACCAGCTATTGTATTACCTTCACCCATTGAGGAAATAATATCGGCAGGAATAACATAAGATCCGCTTGCGACATGGATGGGTAGATGATCTGTACGGCCAGCAACTTGGCTATGAATAGGGCCAACATGAATGCGGTTGGTTGTAACCTTAGCTTCTGGTGGCTTAACAGGCTTTGGAGATGCTGGTTTAGGCATTGGTGCAGAATGAAACATACCAGCTTGCGGCTTGGTTGTTTGCATAATGAAATTGGGTGTATGGCCGCCAAAAGCACGATGGGGACGCTTTTTAGACACTTCACGGGCTGTGCTAAGGGCAGCGGCTATCGCTTGCTTAATCGGATGGCCCGAATGAACAAGTTCGGAAATATTGCTGGATATAGCCTTACGCGAAGACCCTTTGATCAGCGGCATATTAATTCCCCAAATGTTCCAGCATAATACACGATTTTTCCGCTTAAGAATAGATAAGTGTGAGGACTTGTGAAGTTCCAGGCGTTACGACAATTCCATTAACCACGGGGATATTAAATTCATATACCCCAATAGCTTCTGGTATGGATGCTATAATAGATGCTGATGTGGCTGTTGTTGTATTGGCGGCATCATAAATGGCACCATTTGTTGAACCAGCTGTTGTTACGCTTACCCTAACCACACGGGCTGCGCCTTGGACAACAACATTTTGGGCAGATACCGCAACGGCTGTTTTATTGCCGTTTAAAGCCAAGCTTGTTTGGGACGACGTGTTTAATGCCGTAACAATGTTTTTGGAGGTGGTAAAAATATCGTCTAAACTTGCCATTAGTACCGTCCATCTGGTTGGAAGCGATACCTAATACCGCCAAGCCGCCACCACGAACCAACGTCATTGCTGTTTATTTGTATAGAAACCAAACGGCCACGGAACCGAGGACTTATAAATTCTGTCCCTTGAGTTAACGTGTAAGGTCCGTAAGAACGAGGCGTATCGCCTGGATAATCCGTAACATAGAATGTTAATTGGACTGTGGCAGTCGGGTTTTGGTACACCGCGCCGCCATTAACATTCCCGTTGTAATAACCCCATTTCATATCAGGCCATACCTGATCTATGAAGTTTTTCACATTAGCTTCTGATAGGGCGAAATAACCTGTTTGGAAGCTTGATTGCATTGGTTGGTTATTAACGCCATTATAAGCTGCGTCTGGAGATGTTTCGTGCTGGTAAATATATTGATCAGAAGATGCGCCAATGGGTGGTCCAAGCACACTTTGATTGATCCAAGCGGTGCGAGATAACGTACCAAAATCCCATTGTTGCATATATACGTTGTATTTAACGTAAGCGTTCACCTCACCGCCATCAGAAATGTTGGGATAAAACCAAGAAATTTCGCCAAAGTTTGAGTTGACCGCAACTCTTATTTTACTAAGGTTTGTCTCATCCAAATCTTGGAATATCACGTCCCAAATTGGGCATGGCAGTGGGACAACACCCGCTGATGAATAAGTCCAGAACTGACTTTGCCCCATCCAGTAGACGACATTATTTAGCGATGCAGCAGCTTTTCTAGAAATTAACCCGCAGCCAGTGCCTAATTCGTTAAATGAATAAATATATGGCTGATTAATATATTGCATCGACCAAAGGCCGATGTCGGTCCAAATTAAACCTTGTTGTTGGGCCTGAATTGCGCCAACAATCTTAGAGCCTTTCGGAATGCGATAAGAACCAGCCTGATTCGTAGTCAACGCAATCCAGCTTGTTGTGCTGGTGAAGTCATTAATATCACACCAACGTACAAGCAGTGGGTCTTGTATTCCATTTAATGTGCTGCCCCACGCTACAATTTGGCGCTGAGGCATTGCCACAAAAATACCGTCATTAACAACAGGACCAGCATTATCAACTGTCGCAACTGGATTGCCCGATGTTGAGTCCCAATAATAAATAGCGCCACTAACTGGGCAAGCTATAAGGATTTGGCCCCAGTTGTCCATCGTCCAATCTGTTGGTTGGATTGGATTACCTGTGGTAGGAGTAATAGCTGTACCAGTCCCATACCCACCAGAACCATAACCACCGATGCCATAACCCGTACCAGCAGGAACTGGACCAATTCCAATATAATAATCATATTGTGCTTGATTGCCGTTTAAATATCCGTTTGTTGTTGACGATGCTGTTGTCGATCCAGTAATAACAAAATTATTAGCGTCTGTTATGCTCTGGACGATATAGTTACCAAAGAATGTAATGCCGCCAACAGTTGTTGAAACAAGTACGGGAAATGTATTTCCAGCTACATAACCATGATTATTTAGAGTTACGGTGACTGATGCACTTCCGCTCGTCACTGAAAACTGAGGTACAGAACCGCCATTTGTGACTGTGCTTGTGGCATATGCGGGGCCACCAAGGGCATTTGTCGCTAGAATATCAAATGTACCCGTTCCAACGGTAATAGCTGGATAAAATCCATAAAGTATTAATCCGCCGACAGATATTTGTGTTTTAATAAATACAGAATCGTAACTGGTAATTGTTGAACCAGAGTCATTAATCGTAACAACATTGCTGCCAGATGTCGTTGAGACGGAGACTGGCATCACATTATCTTCTATTGTTCTGGGCGTTATATTTATTCTAGTTCCGTTATTAATAACGCTTAATGTATTTGTATTTCCTGCGCCATACTCCGCGCCAACGGCAAGCCAAGCTTTTGAATTTGTATCTTCCCACGCCCATAAAGCGCGAACAATTGAACCTATTTTATTGGGAAAATAAGTCAGCCAACCGCCAAGCTTTTGAACCAAACCAAAGCCATTTCGATCTGGAACAAAACGCACAAGGTTAGTAAATGAAAGGCCCGCTTGATTTAATGCAGGGGTTTCATTTTGATCGACACCAGGAGTAATTTTTACCTGTGCGTGGGGCATTTAATTACCTTGTCGGTGTAGCAGCAACTGGAGAAGATAAAGAAGTCCACGCAGATGCAGCAAACTTCTTACGAAATTCTTCTTCAATTGCCTTTTGTTTAAGTGCCTGATATTGACCCTCATAGCTTTGCGCCATTGCAGGATCATCAGACTCACGCCCAAAATTGCGTTGGTATGCAGAAATGTAGACCATTGACGCCATAATCAAAAGATCTGGCAAATATGTGCTGATGAAAGTAGTGTTTGTCGCAGCTGAACCAGTTGACGCAAATTGATAAAGCGACTGTGTGCGAATTGTACCCGTTAATAAAACAGGATACGATGAATTGGGGTATGGTCCGACAATAATATTTTGTGACGTATTTCCACTAGATGCAGCGTCTCCACCATAAATTGCAAAAACAGTCGGAACGGCAGTGTAAGAACTGTCATTATAAACATTTTGAATATATTCCTTAGATGTAGGGGTAAGGGGCAATGTTGCAGTGCCAGATACCACACTTACGGTCTGAAGGGTAACAAAATCGTTAACAGATACAGAAAGAATGTTATTTCCTGAAGAAAATGTATAGTTTGGGTTGCTAGTTACGGATTGCGATAGATCCAAATCACGTTGAATGCGTAATTCAGCGTAATTTAGCATTTGAGGAATTAAATTATTAAAATTAGTGTCAGGCTGCGATAATGTGCCGCCATAAGCCACATTTGCTAAATAAGTAATACCATTAATTGTTGTGTTTGTTGTAGGTGTAAAGGTATCAACAATGGCCATCGTACCGATCTGGTTAATGTACCCATTGTACGTTAGCGCATTTGTTGGAACTGACATTACTTAATACCTTTGCAATAAGCTTGGCGACGAGCATTGTTTTCTTTTACGCCACGTATTGTCTCGTCAGTGTCCTTTGGCGACCAGCTGATACCAGTCCAGACAGTGCAAGCACTACTTCCGTTCAAAGGAATCTGGGTCGCGCAACCTTGCAGAATTAGCGTCAACGGAATCAATAGCATCCCCAGCTTTAATGGCTTCATCGACTTTCTCCAAAGATTGCGTGTTTTCCTTGTTAATGTATGCGTTAACAGCATCGGTGCTAATTTTATAATACACCCCCGTCAACACTAGCACAACAATAATTGCTGCGCCTACATATCTCCCTATCGGTGTCAGGAAAAAGGCAAACATCTTAAACTCCGTGTTCCTCTAAATGCTTTGATCTAAAGTACCAGATGGCGACTCCGCACAAGACGATAATTGCGAACATGTCGAAAGTCGTATTGGAAAGAAGGCTTTGTATCTGGGTAAATAGATCGTTTGCTGATTGCGCCTGACCAACATAGTCTTGCGCATTACTGGTAAGGGTTTTAGCTGCACCAGCCACGCCAAGCGCAGAAGTTGCCAAGGCTGTATTCCCCTGTTTACTGTCCGCCATTGTCTTGGTTGGCGGTGTGTCAGGGGTAGCGCGATGTTCCTGCTCTTCAATGGGTTTGCCACCCGTTGTCCACCATTCCGATTCTGCGTTGCGGCGGCGTACCAAGCCTGGGAGGACTTTCCCACCACCCCGTGTCCATTTTTGTAATTCTGTTGGGACTTTTTCAAACTGACCTGCATTGACGCATTTTAAAAGAGTTGAAGATGCAAGGTTTCCCTTACCAGCATTATAGCAAAAATCGACCAAAACATCGAACTGATGCTGTGTTAATTCAACCTTCACCAAAGATTTAACATCGTTCTCGAACTTAACCATGTCAGCGGCTAGGATACGATTAGCATCCTCTTGGGTAATCGTCATGCCTTCCTTAACTTCAGGCGCACCTGCCGCAGAAGTGTGTCCATAGCCGATGGTTAGGATACCAGCTGGACAGCGGTAGGCAGTCAACTTGCAGCCTTCAAATGGCTTTGTGAGGGCGTTTAAACCACCTTCGGACATTTGCATGGAATTAGCCTTTCACAGTGAAGAGGTAAGCTACGAAAAACACAACTATAATTACCACAAATATGAGGATAAAAACACTCCCCCATACTGCCAAGCCACGTAAAAACTCAGCTTTTTCTCTAGCTGCTTTTTCGGCGTCGAGTCGGTCTGCCTTCTTGATTCGGGTAATCTCTTCTTGAAGGCGTATCCACTCACCATAACCATATTGTGACACAAAAAGGTTCTGCGCTTCCTGCATCCATTGGTTAATTTGCTGCTTGGCGGCATAGGCATCCATTGCCCTTTTTTCGGCGCTTTCCTTGGATTGGAAAAGACTTTTAGGTGGATCTGCCACCATACGGGTAATTTCACCAACGCTCCCCATTAATGAGGAAACGTCCTGCATCATACCCTGAATTTCCTTACCAGCGGCAATACCTGATTTAATAGCGCCGTATGCCGTTTGCGCTAATGCGAGGATTGTTAACGGGTCCAATTTGTTTCCCCATAGTAATCCCCTCTTGTTGAGAATGAATGATATATATCAGTTATTTGTCTGCTTTGGCATCTAATTTATCAAATATCTTAGCTAACATGTCTTTAATTTCACGCATTGCTTCTGAAAATTCATCTTTTCTAATATAGTTTGAAGGAAGATCCACTTCTAGTCGGTGGATGTCTTCCTTCATTTTTTGTACCGCATCCCATACTTGTCGGCCTAGCCAACCACCCACCGCAAACCCCGCTCCTATAGCTGTGTCAATTAGGGTCTGCATTTCCATGGTTAACTCCTACGAGGCTGGCGCGTCAACCGTTGTTGGCGCTTCTGGTGTGGGTGCGGCAGCCAATTGGCTTTCTGCATCCTGTTTGATCTTGAAAATAAGCTGTTGAACCTCGGCAAATGGACGGCTGCCCAATGCACCAAGGATATAGTTAACCTCATCTACTGTTAAGCTTAATGTTACGTTCATCTCATTTTCCCTCTGTTTAATAGCAGTTATTAGCTGCTATATTTTTTTACACTAAAATTCGACCAAATCCAAGACCTATGCAGACCAAGGTAATGGCAATGATGTATTTTGAGGAGAAATTTTAGCTGCTATTTCCGCATCTAACTGTGCCTCAAGAGCCGAAACTTGAGTGGCCCCTAATGCAGCCTGCACCCATCCAATGACTTCAGCCTGAGTAAGTTGATTATAGGCCGTAAAGGGTGAGCCAGCTGTGTATGTTACATCAGTTTCGCCGTTGGTTGCAATTGCAACTGCGTTTGTTGTCGGAAGATAAATTCCGTTGGTAGGGGCAGAGGAACCTGATGGAACAAGTGTTGCCGCCGTTACGCCGTTTGTACCATCAATAATTGCCGACATAGTTCAGTTCCTTAGCTTGCAGGAGCAATAGTTAATTGCCCTTCTTGCACTAATTTCATAATGTTGATGTAGTCTGTGTTGGAAGGATCAAGAGGAACACATGATTCAAAACCATTTATTTCTACTTTAATTCCACAATTTATAGTTGTGTTTGGTATGTAATAATATTGAGCGTTTGTGTAAACTTTCATTTTACAACTCCGCAGAGAAGTCTAAATAGACAAGCGTTGATACGTTGGCAGCAGCAAGCGCAAATGCCCCGCCATTTGTAAATGATCCAGTCGCCCCAATTGATATGTTATTATTGGAGTTTGATCCATTAGAGGGATAACCGCTAATGTTCAACGCACTCACAGAATAATCAAAATTTCCAGAAACTGGAGTTGTATAGCCAAAAGTAGGCTGCGTTCTCATTGGTACAGGAAAATAAAGATTGGCCGATCCGCCCGTGGTTGAATAACACCTGCCAATAGCAAATTGAACGTAAGGAAGGCTGTTATTTGTGTATTTAACATAATACCTTTGACACTGCGATAATTGATCGCTGTAGGTATTAAATTGATATGGTGTTGCTACAGAGCCAACTTCTAATTGTACGCCTGTTATGTAGAAAGTAGCGCCATTTGTTGAAACAATGTTTTGTGCGCCTGATGTTGAATAATAATTTGATGAAGTCCAAGATCCTGCCGTGGTTTGATAATTTGAACCGCAACCCAAATTAAAACATAAAGCTAATCCCTGACCATTTGTCGTATTATAAGAAAAAGTTGTTGTGTCACCTGGTATTGTAACAGTTATGTATGTCCATGTATTTGCAGAAGCGATGCTAAATGTAAAAACATAAGATCTAAATGTTGATCCATTTGTTCCAATAACAGAACCAGCAAATGTTCCAGTTAATGAACTATACGCCCAAAACGAAAGAGTTATAGTTTTAGCGTTTGCCGTACCAAAATTAAGGTCAGCCACATTATAGCCTTCAATCCCCTGCAAAGTAGTAATAAGATCAGTTGAGGTTACAGTATATGAAGAGCTAGAAGTAAATCCCAAATATTTATTAAATCCAGAAGGAGGTGTTACTGAACCTGCATTTTGCTGAATAGTAAATTTTGATGCTTGAGTTGTATAATATGACCAACGATCAATTGTATAAGTTGTTGCACCAGTTGTTGAGGCTGTAACACTTCCGCCGTTATTTCTTTGGTCAACTGCCATATTACCATTGATAATACGATTGCGTGGCCCAAGGCTCGCAGCAGTACCCATATTGGTATTGTCGTTGAAGGTAATGCCTGTGGTTCCGTTAACTGCGAATGACATTATTGCACCGCCGCAAGTTGTTGTGCTGTAGGTTCAGCAAGTGTGGGATGATTCCAAGATTTTATGTAATCACCATCTCCATCATTCTGTAAAACAATGGTTCCCGTTCCAAGAGCAAAATCTGCCGTTGTTAATGTTGAATATATTTTAATTATCTTTTCATAAAGAGACATATTATGCACCTCTCAACATGCAACCTTGGAAATACTGGACAAAAGGCCAATCGGCAGATAGCCCATCAGTATTTTGAGAAGATCCACTTCCTTGGTATGTATAAAGTTGAACATAATCACCAGTTCCATTTAAATAGAACATAGCAGCTACGCTTGTACCAGAAGTACTTCCGCCATTACTATATGTTCCTCTTTTTTGAGTTGAACCGCCATTTTTGTATAATTGAACCAAAGCAGCGGTAACTGTAGATGCATACTGGACTGCTCCAGTAAACATATAATATCCTGCAACATTGGGGCAAAAAGCATAGGCTGGAACAGATAAGCCATTAAGTGTTACTGTTGAACCTGTATTATTATAACAAGTGTTTGTGTCGTATTCTTTTACTTGGTTTGCGACAAGTGTAAATGTTGTATTTGATATGGTTTGTTGTGCATTTGGATAACAACTAAATGCAGGTCCATTGGTTGCTTGATTGCTGCCGATCGATAAAGACTGTCCCGATGGAATTGTTAAAGATCCAGCAGTCGTAATTCCAACAGTATTGGTTCCATTGGATTGGAATTGAACGGCACCTGAATTATCAGGTGTCATTGTCATACCATTTGATGTTGTAGCGTTAAGAATAACTGACATTATAAGACCACCCATCTGCTTCCGCTGGGGACTGTTACTGTTACACCCGACGACACTGTAATTGGACCTGTTGACATAGCATTTTGCCCTGATGGTATGGAGTAACTTGTCGTTACAGTCTGACCATTGAGATAAAAGACCTGATCAGCACCACCACCAGTTGCGCCGCCACCAATGCTACCCCAAGCAGTTCCATTATAACCTTCAAATGCGCTTGTTGTTGTATTATAGCGGAAATAACCCTGCACACCAGTAGGACGTTGCGATGTTGTACCAACGGGGACTAAAACAGCATCTGTTGCAGAAATATATAAGCTGCTTGCAGGGGATGCCGTTCCAATGCCGAGGCGAAAGTTTGTGTTATCCCAAAATAACTTAGAGTTATTTTGCGTATAAACACCAGAAGAACCAGCAAAGACTACCGAACCAGCGGTAAATGCGGTTGCCGTTCCTGTGCCGCCATTGCCAACGGGCAAAGTACCCGTCACACCTGTTGTCAGAGGAAGGCCCGTAGCATTGGTTAGAACAGCCGCTGATGGCGTTCCCAATGCAGGTGTCACCAATGTTGGTGAGGTGGAAAGAACAACAGATCCTGAACCTGTCGATGTCGTAACACCCGTACCGCCAGCAAGAACAGGCAATGTTCCAGCCGTTAAAGCCGATGATGATGTCGAGTAAAGCGCATTATTGGGGGCGGTAAAATTGGTTAATCCAGTGCCACCATAGCCGACACCAATTGTTGTTCCCTGCCAAGTTCCTGTGCTGACAGTGCCGAGATTTGATGTCGTTGCCGTCAGGGTTGTGAACGTACCAGCGGCAGCCGTTGAGCCGCCAATTGTCGTGCCATTGATTGTGCCGCCAGTAATAGCCACGCTGTTGGCGTTTTGCGTGGACATCGTGCCAAGGCCAGAAATAGCCGTATTTGGTATTGTGGTCGATGCCGTCATCGGCGATGTGCCGTTGCCGTACACATAACCAGTCAATGTAGACGCACCTGTGCCGCCATAAGGCACTGTAATTGTGTTGGCGTTCCAAGTACCAGCCGTAAGCGTCCCAACGCCTGTAATGCCCGTATATGACCCGCTAATGAGGGATGAGCCAATAGTTCCTGATGTAATTTGTGAAGCGGCAATCGCAATTGATGTATTAGAAGCAGCCGTTAATTGGCCCTGCGCATTGACTGTATATGTTGGCACAGATGAAGCGGAACCATAAGATCCTGATGTGACCGCTGTGTTTGTAATGCTGAATTGCGAACCTGAAAGGGTAAGGCCCGTTCCAGCGGTATAAGTCGGCACTTGGCTAAATTGCGTTAAAGTAATCGCAGTTGTGCCAATAATAATATTGCCTTGCGTTGTAATAACGTAGGCTTCGCCAGCATCGCCGCCGCCTGTGACAAGGAAATAAGAGCCAGCTGAAATACCAGATGTGCTATTGGGTATGTATTTATTGCCATCCGTGGCACGAGTTAGCACCCAATTTGTCGATGCTGAACCTTGGTTTGTGCAGGTATAAATGCCGTTTTGGTAAGCATTTGTTTGACCTGTTACAAGAACACGATCATTTAATTGAACAGTATAACCTTCAAGAACAAGGGCAGCCTGTGTTCCAGCATTTGTTAATGTCGCACCAACACCAGAATTAGCACGAGTTGTAATGCTTAATCCTGTGCCATTGGTAAATGTGGTAATCTCTGGACCATAATAATCCAAAGATAATGTGAATGTATTAGCGTCAATAACAGACCAAACAAAGTATGGCGTTCCCGACACCAATCCATTTGCGGTTACAGATGGCACCACCATATTGCCAACAGACAACCCGTGGCTTGCGCTGGTAAGGTTTGAACCTGATGCAATGGCCGTAATCGTTGGTGTTGTGCCACCCTGCACATAAGTTGCTGTCAGATTGTTATCAACATCCGCCGCAGCTGGTGTGTGAATATCAATACCAGTTGTAGATTGGTCATCGACATATTGCTTTGTTGCAAGTTGTAATGCTGATGTTGGATTTTGTGTAACAGTGACAGATGTTAAACCAGCCAGTGTTGATGCAGTTGCACCAAGGGCAACATTTGTTGTGCCAATTGTAACACTGCTGTTGGTCAAACCTGAATTAGGTATTGTTGAAACGGCAGTAAATGCGCTGGTTCCATTGCCAACCAAATAGCCAGTTAAAGAAGTAGCGCCTGTGCCACCTTGACTAACTTGAACAGTGCCAGTTGTTATTGCCGACGCATCAATGGCTATTGAGGCGTTAGAAGCCGCAGTCAATTGACCTTGAGCATTAACTGTAAATGTCGGAACAGTAGATGCCGAGCCATAAGATCCAGCGCCAACAGTTGTATTGGCAATGCTTAATGTGCCTGAAGCTGTAATTGGGTTTGTGGTGCTGCTTTGAAGACCAGTTCCAGCACCAATACTTGTAACAGTACCCGTACCAGTAATTGAATACCAAGTAGGATCTGAACCAGATCCATTTGTTTTCAAAACTTGACCAGAAACACCAGCCGATAATTGTGTCCAGCCAGAAGCGCCATAATACATAATAGCGCCACGAACCGCTGGTATGGCAGTATTTAAAGCATTAACAATAGTTGGTGAGTAAATTGCGTAAGCCAATTGACCTGATACAATATTTGTAGCATTTGTTGTATCAACGTGGGCCGATGTAGCAAGGCCAGTTACTTGAGTATATGGGATATTGATTGTCGTGTTGGTCGCTGATGTTATTGTGCCATATGAATTAACAGTAAACACAGGCACAACAGATGCTGAACCATAAGTTCCCGCTGTGACTCCTGTTGTTGGCTGTGTAGGAGTTGACCAATATGGTGTCGTGCCATTAGATGTAACAACCTGACCATTTGTGCCAATACCAAGTGTCTGCCAACCAGTTGAACCACGATAAAGAATATTTCCTTGAGTATTGCCAAATGTGTCGAGAATAGCACTCGGTGTTACATCAGATGGAGATGCCGAACCGCCAGTTAAATTAGCTTTGACAGTACCTGCCGACATTTGTGCAAGGTAAGTATTTGTAATCGCAGCCGTTGGAAGCGTAATAGTAACAGCACCAGAAACTGTTGTGCTGGAAAGAGGCGAACTGGCCGTTACGCTACTAATGCCAGGCGCAGGGTAAGTTGTGGCTACGTATTGGCCAATTTGTGCAGTTGTTACCTTAACCGATGAACCAGATTGAACAGCTTCAAGTTGTTCCGAACCAGACAGGGATGTTGCCGATGTTAAATTCGGTATTTGCACATTGCTCATTTAAGCGACCCTGTATTTGGAACTTGGCTAAAGTTGTATGGCAAGCTTGGGTTATTTATAACATATCCCCCTGAAATATAAAAACCCGTAAATGATGATCCTTGCAGATCAATTTGCGTTGGACTGACAACTGTTACAATCCAATTCCCATTGGCATTTGGAACGCCATTGACCATTTGGACTATTACACTCTGGCCAGAAATAATGCCATTTGTAGTTGCCATGCTTAATCTGATTAATCCAGACCCATTATTAACAGCACCCGTCACATTGCGGTAAGTAACTGCATTTGGGTCCGTACCAGGCAATTGATTAAGGCCTAAAGGCGGCTCGCCAGTTTCCTGTGTGACGCGATTGTTATTATCCTGCGTAATGCGGTTGTTGCCGCCCTGGACGGGAATACCCGTCGGATAATTAATGCTGTTTTGACCAGATGTGACACGATAATCTGTCTCATCATCAACAAAGTATTCAATACGTGGATTCTCGATTGGCACTGGATCAGCAGGAACAACAATAGCCCGCAACTGTTGCTGAGGTTCGTCATAGCATCTGTCGCAAACCAATATGCGTTTATTGATTAATGATGCGCCAGCCCAGTCAAATTGCCATTGCAAATCAACTCTGTTAACACGCGCACCACACCTATCGCAAATAGCATGAGCCTGTGGTGCGCGTGGGTTAGTCCTTGCCCGTCCTGACTGAGATGCGTATGCCACTAGCCCTCCTACGGCCTATAATAGCCTATGATTTGAGGACTGATGTATTGCGAAGCTTGTTCCACGTTTTGTGCAGCGACTACATTATATGCATCATCAGCGGCTGCTTTTAGCATAACAGTAGCTTGCGGATTCCAAATCATTGATAGACGTTCAGCCAATCCAAAGGCAAAAGCTTCCAGCCAAAGATATGGAATATCCACCTGCTGCCCACTGGTAAAGTTTGAGTCTTGGATTTGCTTAACTCGATAATAGTTAAGATATTGCGCGCTTGTGCCATCAGGGACAGGCCACAAAGTAACGGTTGGCGACAGTAAGCGGTCAAACCAATAAACAGTGGTAAATCCCTGCTGCTCTTTGTTTGGATAGGAAGAATATTCTGTGCGGCTGATGGGCAGGATATAACGATCAATAGGCTGCGTATTTCCTGTAGTCGTTGTAACATACGCATCAAGGATCATCACAGTGCTTGGATCAACACTATAGGTTGTTTGACCCTGAACCAAGGGAACCTGGACAAGATCAACCTGCCAAAGATTAACACCTTGGTTTGACCAACGAGACAGCAACATATTTGCCGCAGTCTGCGCGGAAGACATATGCTCCTGAGTCAGCGCGGTGTTACGCACCCCAGCCAAATTAAAGGCGTATAGGGTTATTTCGCCTAAGCTGGGGTTGTAGTTATATGTGCCGCTTGTGGCCATTAGTCACCCTTAGAAGGTGGTAGCTGTAGCATTATTAATCAAATAACCACCAGCAAAGATTGACGCAATATATGGTCCGCCTGTGCTTGATTTAATTTGATATTGAATGTCCGTTCCAGCGGGATGAGCGACAGGAACAGTGTACGGAATG